ATGACGGACACTTTAAAAGTCACTTCGTTAACGTCACTTGAGTCCAAAAGAGACAAATCAAAACCTTGTGCTGTAGTCATTTTATGTAATCCTATTTATGGTTGAACTTCTTAAAAAACCCTCGGTGTTTTGCACCGAGGGAAAGCACAGAGCGAGGAGTCACCAACGCCCTGATTCGTTACGCGAACAAACTGTCTTGAACCACGAATGTGGTTGCATGGCTGTTTGTACCAGCACCGCCTGAAGTATTTTCCAACGCAACAAACGGCATTGTCATTACCAGACCTTTTTCACCATCGTCTTTAGATGCACCACCAACCTTGACGCGTGGGAATGTGAAAGCTTGGAAATCAGAAGTTGCGCTGTTGTTGGTTGTAAACACTGCATAAAGAGATACCTCAACTTCATCAACGAAGTAGTCACGAATTGTTGCATCGGTGAACAAAACTGTGACTTGACCATCTACTGTCACAGTGCCTGGGAAAATATCAGGTTCGCTGTTTGCACCGACCACACCACCAATTGTTGTATGTCCGCCTTTTACAGAAAAGTTCATACCTGTAATTAGGCCAACTGCAACACCTTGGAGATATAATGCACCGTTAGCAGCAGCCAACACGCTACCGTTTGACACTGCACTAGGGCTTGTAAAATAGCCTGTTGTGCCGCGATTCATGCTCAAACCTTTAAACATGAAGTCGATAGTAGCCATACCGGACGCTGGAAGTTTGACATCCATTTGTGTAGGTACGCAATCCACAAATACCTCGGACTGCACAATATCTGCGAAGTTATGCTCAATCGTGTAGTAGTCACGAGTCTGGCCAGTTGCAGGGATAAATGTGTGTTTGCCTTTTTCAAGAGCTGTGACAGAGTCACCAGAAGCCTTGGCACCAACTGCTGATCCGTCCAAACGAATAACCGTCATTACTGTTGCGGTCAAAGCAGTGATGAGCATGTTCGTGGCGTTATTAGTTGCGCCAGTTGTTGCCCAGCCTGTCCAACGGAAAACCATACCAACTTTAAAGCCAGCGGTCAACCAGTTAGCACCAGCAGTTGTAAAGGTACCTGTGGCGCCACCAGTAGTTGCAGCAGTCACGTCTGTTAAAGCACCGCTAGTGACTGCGCTCAAAACAAGCTGACGGCATACGGACTCAGTGAACGCCTGATATGTACCACAAGACATTTCACCGCTGATTGTACCATCTACGCTACGAACACCGTGACGCATATCCGAAATCTGTTGCGACGGACGAAGTTCTTTAGATTGGTAAGTAGCTTTTTTAAAATCAAGGCTTGAAGAAGTCCGGCGCAAATTTTGCGCTGAACCGACTGTTGCAATGGTGCCCAAGGCAGATTGCTTTTTAAACGTAAGTAGCTTATTAATTCCTGATGCAATTAAAGTCATGATATCACCTTTCGTAACCCGCCAATGCGGTAAAGTAAAGCCGCTTGCGCGGCAGGTTTGAAACAAAGTCAGGCAAAAATGTCTGACCAATATGGAATTCTAATTACCACAATATAATTTTCATCTTGAACCAATCCGGACATTATCTCAGCTTTGCCGGGAATATGTACCGTAATTCCACCGTGACTAAAAGAAGCACCCCGTTGAAAGTAAGACCTAATCAACTCAGCTCTTGCCATAGCTGCACTTGTTCCATATTGAATTGGGTAGAACAGTGCAACTTGCAAAAAGCCTATTTCCCTAGAGTGCGCGTCCCCGTAGGATGGGTTTTCAGGTTTCCCCATTACTAGGTTGACCTTTTGAAAAGCAACCCCTGCAACGGGTGCGAAACCCACAGCTTCCCATGCGGTTAGGTTTGCGCTTACAGTGCCGCCTGTACCCCCTACAGTGCTTGCAATAGCTGCTTTCGTTACTTTGTTTGTTAGGCTAAAAGTGGTCGCACTCAATACCGTCACAAAGTAACGCCCATTTAAACTTGGCGTAGATCCACTATGTCCAGCAATTGTCACGTCCAATCCACTTACTAAATTGTGCGCCGTACTTGTAGTAAAAACTGCACTTGTTCCTGAAGCTGACGTGGAAATAGTCACGGCTGGAATAATGCTTGGAATTGCTGCAAGAGCATTTTCCAAAGCTGCGCGGATATTTACGAGCGACATTATTTAGAACTCTCTTTTAACCACAATTTTTGAGCTGTCACCTTAGCTTCAGCTTCTTTAACAATTTGTCTAAATTCCAGCCTTACGCGTCCAACCATACCCATTGGGCCAACTTGCAAGGAATGCGTCCCCGTTTCAAGCAAAGCTGCATAGGGCAAATTGTTTGCAAAATAATATGTGTGCCCGACCGTCCAACGACCAAGATGAGACATGCGCTCCAAAGAACCTACCCCACTAGCATCAATTGTGGGAATCACTCCACGGGGCTTCTGGTCAATTCCGACTTGCCAATTATTGATAAAGTGTCCAGGAACATAACCCTTGGGCCAGTAAGGTGCAGTCTTCCATTCTAATGGATTACCAATTGCAGAATAGTGGACAAGCCTGCGCCCAATCTCAAGTAAAACTTCTCGGTTAACTGCTTGAATGGTTCCCTTAGCTTTAGATATGAACTTAAACATATCTGAAGTGGCTTTAGCATTAATGGAGCTTTTCATGATTTTAGCACCAGCAGATAAAGCACTGCAACTCCGCCAGGCGCAGTAACTTGCACATCTACAATTGTATACTCGACACCTTGCACAATTAGGTGATCTTGCAAGCGCGGAGCATTACCGTTTGCATCCAGATAAACCCATTTTTCAGCGTTCTGAATAAGACTATTGGTGCTCATAGTCTCGCCGAACTTACGTTGAATTTGGGAGCCAGGTTGATCTAAAAGCAAGCCTTTTCGAGTTGAGTCTGTATAGCCGCTACTTGCTGACGCTACTCCGGTATTAGGGTCGTAATCACTCCCGCCAACAGAAAAAGCGCGTAAGGTCACAGATGCTCCAAATTCGGTAAGCATCTCTAACGATACATCTGCTAGTTCTGAGTAGAAGGTCATTGGCTAATCCCTAGGAAGTAATCAATGGTAGCATGTCTTAAAAGTATTTGCAAGTAAATTGTTTAATTGCTCTAACACAACAAGTTGTTTGCAATTAAGATCTGACTAATGAAACCGTTGTGCTAGATTTATCAATGTATGAACGTAGAAGCATGTCAATAGCTCGATACCTATTGTGTTGCGGGGAATAACTATCGTACTTCACACGCAAAGGCCCAACCGTCTTTTCCACCACCCCTTGTTTCAAATCTCCTGCAAGCGGGCCTGCAGCTGCACGTAACGCAATCTCAGCGCAAGCATTCTTGACCTCAACCGGAATGGTATTGTACGGAACTACATATTGACTAGCTGTATCGCTTAAAACCACAGAATTACGGGGCCAATCTAAAGCTTGTAATGCTTGAGCTCGGTATCCTTTCCACCTTGTGCGGTATGCTTGCATCAAATAATCAACTCCGCGACGCAATGCAGCCTCCTTGTCGGATGTGGTCAATGTAGCCCACAAAGTTGCGTTACGGGCCGCATGATACGCGTCCGCATCCGCTACTGAGATGTAACTCTCAGCGTTTGACATTCCTGTCCCATCTTCAGTAATTAAGCTCATAATTCACCTTAATATTGAATAAGCCCTGCTAATGGATATGACTGTACTAGCCCCGCAAGCGGGTATTGAAGTGTTACAGGTGTTGATGTGGACAAGTTACCTTGAGCAGTTGTTATTACCACACCTGAAGCAGCAACCGTTACATTTCCACCCGTGCTTGGAGTAAGCGAGCCTTGTGCAATTCCAATTAAATGACTAGATAATGCAAGTGATTGTAACGTTGTTACCGCGCCTAATGCTCCGCTTAAGGACAAGCCATCAACCGCTGCCCCAATGCTTGCTACGTTAGAACCTTGAGCAGTTGCTATTGATTGCCCACTAACTGCTTTAGAACTTGCTGGCAACATAGTTGCTTGAGCAGTTACTATTGACTGACCACTTGCTGCAACTGTTACATCCCCGCCAGCGTTTGCAGTTACTGTGCCTTGCGCCGTTGCTATTGACTGACCTGTTGCTGCCTTATTTACCGTGAGCGCCAATGCACCATGAGCAGTTGCTATTGCTTGTCCACTTGCTGCGACAGTTACATCACCACCCACACTTGCAGTAACAGTGTTTTGAGCTGTTGCAATCGATAGCCCAGACAACGCTAAAGAGGTAGACGCTGTTTCTATGCCCAAACCTGTGGCTATTGATAAACCAGTAACCACAACCGAGTTATTGGCGGTTTCCGTACCCTGTGATAATGCGATTGATTGCCCAGACGCTGCAATAGAATTGTTGCCAGTCTCTGAACCTTGAGCTGTCGCAACTGATTGGCCTGTGATGGCTACTGTTACATCGCCACCCGCCGAAGGCACATCAACCCATATTCTGCGATTCGGGCGATAGAATATTTGGTATGGGTCTTGCGATAATTCCCATATTTCAGTGTCGGATAAAGCTCGCTCCCATGTTGCCAACAAAAATAGGGAAAAATTTGCTCCGCTACCAGTTACACCAACATGCGTCTGAGAGAAAGACCCACCTGTGAAAGCTGAGGTTGTCGGGTCTTTAACACCGTTAACAAAAAGCGCTTGCTCTACGTTGTACTTTTGACGCACAACGGTTGAAATAGGCGTTTGCGTGTCCGTCACTATTGTGCCACCGCCAAATGTACGCGTGCCACTAAGATACATTCTGCCGCGAATTACAGCTGATGCGCCATCGCCAACAGTGACACCAAATGAGTTGGCTCCACTGTTTTGCCCAAGGTTGCCGCAATATTTTTCAATAACCCCAGTTGGAGGCCGAAAAAGACTTAATAGGGTTACGTCTGAATTTGCCCCAATTGGCTTTCTCGTTAGTGCCAACGATGAGGTGGGTATTGCCGCTCCAAATGTGCCGACGCCATAACGTCTATCATATGACTGCGACAATGTTGCCATTGTTGCATAACTAGCAGCTGCGCCAAAAAACGTATGTGTTGAGCCTAAATACCCTGCATTCAACCCGCGTGTTATTGGGTTGCTCCAATCGATAAGAGTCGTTGTAGGTTGTCGATAGAACCGACTAGGCAGTATTAACGCCATTACGCAACCGTACTAGAAATTTCGCTTGTAAATGCTGTACCAGATGTAAGCGCAAAGCCTAAATCGTTTTTAACAACGATGAAAAACTTATTTGGTATATATCCCAACGCTTGCAACACGCTGAACGTCCCAATCTCAGTCGTGCTTGCTGTCGTGACTGGGACTGTGCCAAGAAACAGCAAATTAGGCTCCCGTGTTGTAGTTGTGCCTGAAGTCGGACCACTTCTATAGTTTGTACCGTCCAATGACTCCTGCAAGAACACAACTACTTGCTTATTACCCGACGGGGTGCTTGTTGTTGCAACACCCAGCTCAACAATAACATCCAGTGGTTGATTAGTTGTGCAATCGTATGCAGTCGTGTTTTGTACATACGTACCACTGGCTAAGGTCGATAGTGAGGAGCCAGTAAAAGCTAAGGATGTGCGCGTACCTACAACTTGCTTTATTGTGGCCATTTATAACTCCAGTGCATTGCGTAAGTCTTGCTCCGTTACTCGACCGAGCCCTAAAATTTCAGCTCGACTTGCAGGTTGAGTCGCGAGTGTAAGTAGTGAATCTTTTTGAGCTTGAGTTATAACGCTCGTTGCAACCCAACCGTCTAACATGTCCCGCATAGTTTGCAATCCAAGGTGAATATCTTGGCCTGACGCAAAAGCCTCACGCACAATCAAACAGGACGCTCGAGCAGGATGATTTACGTTATTACTCGCATCCATAATCGTCGAATAAGCGCCTCCGGCCGCCCACATTAACGCTGTGCTAGCTTTGATTGTTTTCACCATCGTACTACTGAGATTATTGAGCAAATCAACAACCGCGCCAGGGCCATGCGGTAAATAGATTGCGTATCCCAATGATTCAGGATCGTTGTCAATCTCTGCACGTAACGCTACGTAGTCCATAATTAAGCTAGCCTGAGCAAACCAGTTGTAGCGTTATTCGTTGGCATGGTAATGGTGAAGTTGCCCGCCGTCACAGTTTGCGAACCAAATGTGTACACCGCCACCGC